GGGTAATCATTGGATAATTGTGAGGAATTTTTTTATTAATGATAATACAGGTCAAGAAGTACCATGGAATATCATTGATGCTGACCTTGCAAATAATATTTCAGTCAAAAAAATGAATAATTTAAATAAACAAGGTGTTTTTTTGGTTCAGAATCTTGCAAATAACGATTATGTTTGGATTTCAACTGATGAATTTAGAAATCTTAAGTTTGAAGTATATTTTCAAAATTCAAACGACACTTACAGTGTATAACAAATACTTAAAAAAAATAAAAATATAAAGATTTTTTATATTTTTACATATGTTCGACGTAGTCATCCCCCTGGGTCCCAACGATTTGGAAAATATACAGAAACAAATTGCATGCACCAAAGCCAATGTTATTGGGTTAAGAAACATTTACATAGTCACCCCCATCCTTAATTTTTTCAGTCCCGATTGCATCGTCATCAACGAGTCCAATTTCCCGTTTTTTGACCAAATCGCGATTTACCACGGCAAAGATAAGAGAAACAGTTGGTATCTGCAACAGCTCATCAAGTTGTATGCGGGCCGAATCATTGTCGGAATCCTGGACCGCTACTTGGTCATTGACGCCGACACGTTTTTTATAAACCCGACCCATTTCATCAATTCCGAGAACCAGTGCCAATACAATTTCGGGAGAGAATACCACTGCCATTATTTCGACCATATGGGTCGGCTTCATCCGGATTTCACGCGCGTCTACGAACTGTCAGGTATTTGCCACCACATGATGTTTGAAACGCGAATTGTTCGAGAGATGTTTGAAATGGTGGAAGAAAATGGGAACAAACCTTTTTGGCAAATCTTTCTGGAAAAAGTGGAGCCGTGGCTCAGACACGGATTCGGGTCCGGTGCGTCCGAATACGAACTGTATTTCAACTATGTGTGCAAGTTTCACCCGGATGAAATCGAGGTCAGAGAATTGAGCTGGGAAAACGTGCGCACACTGGATTTTTGCAAAGAACTCAATTACATTTCGCACCACCACTTCAATCGGGAATAATATATTGCAAATTATATATATGAGTTTTAGAGAGAGTCTTGAAAAATTAGGAAAGGCTCCAAAAAAAAGGCAACCAAAATATATATTTATTGGAATTCTTGTTCATGGTGGCTTTGGTAGCGCGGCTGAACCACAACAAGCAAACGCACACGCATCCACCAGTATTCGTTCGTTTCGTTCTGTGCCAAAACTAATGACAATTATGAATTGCGCTCCGGGAAATGCAATGATTGGTACAGAAGACGGTGCGGATAATATAGCATTGACAAGATATTTCAACGCAAATAGTCATATTGATATGACGAAGATTGAAGAACAGACTGCACCCCCCGACAAAATTCTATCAGATAACTTTTTAAAATACGTTAATTCGGGATTGAAACGATTAGAATTAGATCCGCGTGATCGAATCGAAAAATTTAAAAAAGAAAATCCAAAAGATGTTGATGTGTGTCGTAATAGTTTGATTTGTAGCAACCGAGTCGGCATTAGTCATACTTTTGCAAATAAATCTTTTTCTACAGATAACCCGTTTGCGCCAGAAGAAAGCTGGGGAATATTCATTTATAATAACAATGTTGGCATTCGACCTGGTAGAAATATAGAACGTATGATACCACATTCGATTTTATCAAACAAAGATGGTGTAGATGTTGGGCTTGAATTTCATTTAGCAGACATTATTTCGATTTTAACAGAACGGTATGAACTCACCGAAGAAGATTATTTGTTTTTATTTGATTATTCTTGTAGTAATTTTGAAAAAACAATCAATCCAACCAAGGATGAAAGATTATTGCGACGACTTGGGAATGCAGTTCGCGCGGATTTTGGCTTTGGTAAACGAAGTAAAAAGAAACGCCCTAATAAGAAACGTCGTAATAAACAAAGTAAAAAGAATGGTTCTATTTTGTGATTTGATTCTTGAAAAAAGTTAATTTGAGCCATTTGCTGTCGAATCGGTATTGCTTGTCGCTAAGCTTGTCGCTAAGCTTGTCGCTAAGCTTGTCCCACGCATCCACCACATAAATCGGTAATTCGCCCCCTGTATAGTGCATCAACGCATCAATGAAGGGACTTTTTAAAACAATGGGAACACACCCCAAATACATGGCTTCCCACAATCTGTGCGTGTCCACCCCATTCCCTTCCGGACAAATGCACCATTTGTATTGGGCCAGTCTTTTCACATTTTCCGCAACAGGAAGCATCGGCAAAAAAGGGAGCTTGGTTTTCAATGTATTATAGCACAGTTCTCTCTTCTCTCGGTTGGTGTGAATGTTAAAATTAAAATAAATGTCCTCCGTTTTATTTGTGGAAACGTTGGTAAAGTTCTCGATCTTACCGTGGTCCCACATGGTGTTTGCCAAACCAATCGGCAGAAACCGCATCTTTGGATGAATAAAACAGAGATTCTGCCCCCACCAGCAAACCAAAATGTTGGAATCCAAGATTTTTTTAACGGCGGGGTCCGAATCCGTCAAGTTGTAGTCCGAGTTGTGGGTAATCAATGTGAATGGATTCATAAAAAACTGTATTTTTTCTGCAAAGGTGTGGAGTAAATGCGTATACAAAAAAAGGATCGGCGGATTGTTGAAATCCGAAACAATATCCTCCAGGATCTGGTGTTTTTCAATTTGTTCAAAAATGCGGGGATTGTAGAGAAAATCATCGGTGGTTCCCAAATACATATCTGCCATCTGTTGGAAACGTTCGCCATTTATAAAATCGGAGGATTCCATTTATAAATCCTATCGTTTAATTTTTATATTTACTTTTCAACAATATTATAATGTTCTCTCTGGTCTTAGTTTGTTTAGAGAATTTCCAGGAATACATTTTGACAAACATTGCACAACTGTTGCGACTGGGGCATACGGAAATCTATGTTTTGACGAACGAACATTTGTTTCACGAGTTTGAACCCTTTGCTCCCTTTTTAAAATTGGTATCTGTAGAGAAACTGGACGACCCCTTTGATTTCAAGGGCAGATCCACTTTGGATAAGGGGTTCCGGGGCGGATTCTGGTTTCACACTTCGGCGCGGTTTTTCGTGATTCATGCATTCATGCGGAAGTATGGCGTAAAAGATGTGATCCATATAGAGAATGATGTGCTTCTTTACTACAACGTGGATGAAGAGTTCACTTACAAAAACAAACTTTACATTCCATTCGACACGTTTGAGAGAAACATTGCAAGCATTGTTTATATCCCGGACGCCGATATTTTTTCAAAAATCCTGGAACATTATGATTTTGGAAAAAACGATATGTGCAATTTCAGCGAAATTCGGAAACGGACGGGGCTTATCCAGAATTTGCCAATATTTGTCTTTGACGATACAACCTTAGAGAAAGCCTTCGTTACCGATGGATTCCAAAAATACATTTTTGATGCGGCGGCCATTGGCCAGCTCATAGGAGGCGTGGACCCGCGAAACGCGCACGGAGATACGCGCGGATTTGTGAACGAGACCTGCATCATAAAATACAACGACGAAGGCAATATTATTTGGAAATTGGCAGATGGGTTTACAAAACCATTTCTTAGAATGAAGGAGGTCGATGTTCCCATTTTCAATTTGCATATCCATTGCAAAGACCTTGCGTCTTACTGCTGATCTGTGCTTATAAAGAGTGCCATGCTTATAAAAGGAGGGGTCATAGGGCGTAAGACGCGTCGCTGAATACCTTGGTTCCCTTAATTATTTGCAATGCGTCCTCTCTTCCATAAACGTTGCCAATCTTGATGAATTTGTCGGTCTCTCCATCTTTGTAATGTCTCAGAAAATACTTGATACTTAATAAATCGTGTTCGTTGACATCTGTAATATCATTGAAAAAACGCGACTTGGGGTCTGATTTCTCTACGAGAACCGCAATAATCTTGTCGTCACCGCCGTTCTCGTCTTCCGTAAAAATACCACCAATCACTTTGCACGACACCATTGTTCCGGGGTGTATCGCATAATCGCACAAGATGATGATATCAAGGGGGTCGCCATCGTCCGACAACGTATTTGGAACATAACCATAATTGTAGGGGAATACATTCGAATTGTGCAGGATTCGGTCCAATACCAAACACTGGTTCTTTTTGTCGAATTCGTATTTGAGGTTGGAGCCCTTGCTGATTTCAATGAAGGCCTGTATCTCGCCAGTCTTATCCATTCGTATATGAATATTTTTGGGAATCTTTTATATGCGTTTTGTTCAGAATCTTTTAATTTCTCCCTGCGAAATAGTTGGACGCCAGTATGGAAACTGTTCCCAAAACTTTCTTCCAATTCAGTGAATCGTTACCAAACGTTATGCCGTAGACATAGGACATAACCACTCCAAAATAGGAGAGAGGTGCATATATTTCCGGCTCTAATCGATAAGATGCAAAAAACCTCAGAAAATAACCCACGGTTCCGATGATTCCGTTGATTATTACAGCGAGTCTTACGCGTCCTTTGTCCGCGGTCTCTAAACCAGAGCTCGTATCCGCATAATTATAAATGGAATATGCGCTCATCAGAACTGCTCCTAGGAAATAAGATATGAACACGTGGTTCCAATTGTTTGTGGTTTTGATTCGTCGGATCAGGAAATAAATGAGGGCTTCGGTGAAAGCGGCGAGCAAAATCATGATGAGCCCGTAATTAAAATTTTCTTTTCCTTTTTCTTTCTCTGCATCTTTTTCTTTGGATTCTTTGTTTGACTTCTCTGCATAATCGCCGTAAATGAAGAAAGCCAATCCAAGTATAACCAGCAAATACGAATTGTGCCACATTGTGCCAGCCAACAACAAAATCATCAATGGATAACTGTTGAAGATGGCGAATGAGACACCAGAATCCAAATGGCGGAATCCCTCATACGAGAAAAATACGTGCGACAGATTCACCAATCCAAGAGTCAATGAATCGAGGGTGAAGAGAGAAGATTTAATGAATGACCAATTTACGAAGAATATGGAAATGGATACATAGGTGATTAGGCGCGTCCACAATTGCAGAGAACTTGAAATCCCGATTTTTTTCACAAAAATCGGGTAAAGACTCAGAAGTGATTCAGACGTTAATTTTGAAAGTATTTCCAAAAACATTTATAAATATACCTTCTAGAGAGAATATAATGCAGACCGCAGTTGTTGCTGTAATTACGATCTCTTCAATTGTTGTAGTTGTTGGTGGATTTATTTATTGTTTATGTACGAAAAAGGCACCGATGCAAGAAACCGAATTTTCGTTCGACGATGTATATAAAGGGAAACCTACGGTTTCCCCTTTGACCCCTTCCCTTATAGAGAACTTCTTATAATCCATTCACTTACGACGCTCCCCCTTTGACCCCTTCCCTTATAGAGAACTTCTTATAATCCATTCACTTACGACGCTCCCCCTTTGACCCCTTCCCTTATAGAGAACTTCTTATA